CACTAATTTTTCCCATTATCTTGTCCTTCCAAATTGACGAGCAACTAAAGCTATAGCTTCATAAGCCCATCTAGTTTCAGATGAAAGCCAAATAACAAGCCACATACCTCGAGATCTTGGTCTAACAACTGAATTTCTTCCTTCTCCCCACATACCAGATGCAACAACATTTAAAACCTCTCCACCGGCCACTGCTGCTTTTACATCCTCTACTGCATTATCAGCTGCTTCCTCAGCGCTATCTGCAAGAATAATTCTCCAAGTAATAGATTGCCCTGGATCTCCTCTTGAAAGAATAGGTACAGGATCATATCCTGGTTCTTCAGATATCCATGTTTCTACTAACAAAGGAGAATTTACATCCTCAGTAGAACTATGATATAGAAAGCCTAAGAATGTATCTTTTATAACCCAATCACCATTTAACCTATAAATACTTATTGGGTTTGTTTCATGCTCCCATTCTAAACCACGAGTACCATTATATATTCTATTGTAAACTCCATTTACTGCCGAAATTCCAGCTCCAGAAACAATAATAGATTCAGGTAAATTATTCATTGACATAAGTCCATGGATTTCTGCAAGCATTGCATCATGATCATCACTTCCAGCAATCATAATAGGTCCAATAAGGACATGGCTTTCTATTGCAGTTCCATCATCTGTTACAGCCTCTTCTCTAAATTCACGCCATTCTTCATCCCTACCTTTAATAAATACACGTTCAAGATTTGTACTTTTAACTTTAGCAGCAAGAACTGGCTGATGATTATCGTCTCCAAAGACAATTGGCCAAATCGCTCTTGTTTCCATTTCTAAAAAGTAATGATTTCCACGACCAGTCTCAGGCGTAATGAATAAAAAAAAGCCATGACTATTTGGATCATATGCCATAGAAATAATATTATTCTCTACATCTACATTTCTTAATTCATCTGGAATTCTAACTTCACTAAATCTTTCAGGTTTAGATCCAGCAGCACCTATATACACTCCATCATTGCTTAAAAATGCAAGCGTATCTCCATTGAACGCATATCCATATGGAGCAATAATGCCTACATTTTCATCAATTACTTGAAGAGTCCCAGTAGCAGGATCACCTTGAAGAACATGCAATGAGTTACTTGTAGCAATAATTAACATCTGGTCACGATGCGGAATAATTGCAGTAATATCATTCCCAATGCGTCCTGCCAATTCTACAGTTCCCGCTACTGCTCTACTTTCATCATTCATATCTGCGCCATAGTCCCAATCCGTATACTTCCCTACTCGAGACGCATACCAAATATTTTCAAATCCTATGACAACTCTATCTCTATAGAAACAATTGATTGTATAACCTTCAGGAATATTTCCTTTTTCAGCCACAATATTAATAATCGTTGAAGGACTTATTATTTGTCCATCAACAGTCTCAATGATTGGTTCAACAAGATCATATGTTATTTCATCAAGAGGAGGTGTTCCCTCCCATTCAATAGGATCTCCATTTTCCCATAGCCATGTCCTTGAAGCTATTTCAGTTACTTCACTAGATATAAGACCAGGCCTAGAACCCCCACGTCCACGATCTTCTTTTGGCTCAATACTACGGACATTAACAGCCCATGGAGATGAGAAAGGATTTGTCTGTTCCCTATATGATCTTTTACGTACAACACCGCCTACAGGGAAAGATAAAGTTTTTCTTGATGTACGTGGCATATTTCACCCCACAAAAATTATGCAGGGATACCCCACAATTCAATTAAAAAGATTCCTGCAGAATATTCATCATCTTCAACAGCAGCACCAGTTTGATCTACAAGATATAAATATTCTTGATTTGGAGGTAGAGCTGAAAGTTCATCAATATCTCCTGCAGACCATGGACCATGATCAATAAGTTGAGTTTCAACTAGATCTGCAATAGCATCATCCTCTTTGCCAGTTCCAACAGTAGCACAATAAAGATCAATATCTGTATTACTGTCAGGAGCCTCAAGACACATAATACGACCGCCAATAATAGTTCCATGAATTGTTTCAACAATTTGACCAAAATGACATGGATTCGATGTTTCAAGTTTTCCAATAATGTCGCCACTAGTTTCACTACTATTAAGACCTGTTAAATCAATAAGAATTTCTGTTTTAATTAAACCATGAAAATTTGTTACATGATGTTCACAAACAACACCCGTGGCTTCTGAAATTCCATCTCCAACTGCAATATCGGCATGAGAAACAATATCAGAATTAGCAGCGCCAGAATCTCTAAGATAAAAATTTCTAACTCCACTCATTTGATCTGCTGTCAAATTTACATTTGTATCACCAAGCTGATCAGCACATTTTATTCTAAATTTTCCTTTACTTGAAGATTGTGGATATATATGAATTTCTCCTGCATCACCATCAGCTCCAACCTCAACAATATCACCTATTTCACCAGAAGCATCAGGAATTACAGTCTTTAAAGCCGTCCATATACCTGGAACAGATTCATCCAAATATCCTAATTCTGAAGCAGAAAGCTCATCCATTACAGCTTCTTGAGCAGCTGTTAAACTAGCAATGGCTGCAAATAAAGCACTGGCCAGTGTTCCTTCATTCTTATACATTTTTCCATTGACTGTATCAATTGCAATACATCCTGGAGCATATCCAGAATCTCCATTTGAAGGCAAAGGCGTTTTATCAGTAACATAAATCATCATTACGCCAACACCTGGAACACGAAGAATTACACCATCAGATGTATGTAAATTCAATGTTTTCATAAATCTTCTCCTCAATTAAAATTATGCCATTTGAACAGCATTAAAATCACAACTCTCAAATGTACCTTCATTGATATATAGGATCCCATTAACAGTATCTCTACATATACATCCAGGAGCATATCCCTGAACTCCATCTTCAGGTACAGACGTCTCAGGAGTAGCATAGCAATCTATAACTCCAACACCATGTGCCCTAAGAAGAATTCCATCTGCAGTGTGAATATCAATCGTCCTCATCTTTTTCTCCTTCTCGGCCTATTACTCCGAGCATTACAAGTTGATCAACAATTTTTTCAGGAAGATCATCGACTTTATTTTCAATTCTCCTAATCCAATCAAGACGTTCTATACACGTCTTTTCCTGTGAATTTATTCTAGATTCAAGTTCCACAAGTTTTCTCCCCTGATCTATCACTTTGACAGCAAGCCAACCCCAAAATGAGACAATCAGAGGAACAAGTAAACCCAAAATGGGCAAGAGCCAATCAGGTACTACCATGTGTTCCCCTTATATGTAATATCACCAGTAAGATGGATTCTCCGTTTATCACCTTCAACTGTTTCACCAAGACCCATTGCTCCGAAAAATCCAGCCCCATTTTTTCTATCTTGTGCAATAGAAGTAACAAGAAGTCTCATAAAGTTTTGCGTATGCAAACCTATTTCATCATTTTCTCTTTGCTCCGCTATGGCGAGACAACTTTCAGTTATAAGTTCACTATGTTTCATTCCACCAAGTGGATAATCTCCAGCCTCTAATTCATCTACAAAAACCTCATATCTATATGTCAATGTATAAGCTGAATCAGGAGTAGGCCACCATACTATCTCTTGTCTTTGACCATCAGATCCATCGCTCTCTTTGAATCTTGTAGTTGCAAATTGAGGCTTTGCCTTAGAATCATCATGCTGATGAAGTACCGCAATTCTATGCTCACTTACAACAACAATTGGATAAGAATATATTCCTGATTCATAATGAATGTCACCAACTATTCGACCAAAATCATCTGGAAGATCTTGTCTTGGAGCCCGATCTAGATACCAATCATCCTCTTTTACTGATACATTATCACCAGTTACAGCAAGATCAGCTCCATCTGGATTATCAGTAATTGTATATTCAATTCCATTGAGAACAAGAGTCCCATGAGTGTATGCCCATGCTGGCCATACGCCTCCTCCAGAAATAGTTGCCACATTGCCTACCACATCTACATCCCCAGTTGTATATCTTGGAATTGTAGTAATAGTTGCAACAGGCCTAATAAAAGACCATTCATACCCTGCCTCCACTCCTTCTACTGCAGGAGGATAATAAAATTGTCTTATTCCAGACTGAATATGCCTATGCACATGAACAACTTGCTCCGATGACCATGAAGCAACATTATCAGGATAACCAAGAAATCTTCCAACCTCAGCCTGCAAATTTTCATATGTTACAGAAAGAGTGGACTCCATGATTTACCTCTTTATAGAGTAGGGCTAGGGCCTTTTGGCCCTAGCCCAAACTCAAAACACCTACGCTTCTGTTGCACCAGTAAAACCTAGCGTATGCCATACAACTCCATCGAAAATACCAAACCAAGCATCACCAGCAGTATCGATATCTTCGACTTCAGCCAATGCGGTAGATCCATCTTGTTTGATTCCTGAAGTTGCAAGATCAATTACAAAATCACCATCTCCTAGAGCATTAATACAAACAAATCCCTTCAATTCACCAGCATATGTTCCATCGGCAAATTCAATTTCAACGTCTGTATCTACATCTGCATTACCTAAGATATAGCTTAATCCACCTACCATATATTCTTGATCGTCGGTACCTGCATTGGGCGAACTAATAAATTCGCATCCACCACATTCATCACCTTCAAGCAAATTAACTTGTGCTTTTGGATTACCAGTGTATGCAAATCCAGTGCAGGCCAATGCGGCTCCTGCAGTACCAGTAAGAGCAGAAGATGAAAGAGTCACTGTTGTCGGACTACTTACTTCAGCAATAGTATATTTGCCAGGAACAATGGATCCACCACCATCCTCAATCTCTCCACCGACAAGAACGACCGTATCTCCTACATTTAATCCTGTAGTATCAGATACTGTAAGAACTAAACCGGTCGTACTCAAAGACCAGCCACCGCTCATTGAAGCTTCAATAAGAGCAGTTACTGTTTGACGAATTTCAGCAGCACCACGACCTCTTTGATTACCAGCATACCAACGTCCACGATGAGAGCCAGAAGCTCCTGCAATAAACGTCAATACACCTGCCTGATTGATCGTAACATCTTGTCCCAATGCAATTAGGGCTCCCTTGCTTCCAGGACATGCAATTCGAATTCTACGACCACCAGTTTTACCAGAATAATCAGCAAGTGCTACTCCAGCAAAATTTTTATTATTCGTCAAACTAGGACGATCTACATTATTATGCCTTCGTCCATCAAATTCAGTTGCCGTCCCATGATCAGTATCGTAACATACTGCCTCACCCTCCAACAGATCGTCTTCTCCATTAAACCAGACGTCCTCGATGATGAGATTGGCCTGTTGCCTGGGACCATTAACAGTTCTATCCATTTTAGTTCTCCTATTCTTTTACAATTCTATACTAGATTCATTTCTATTTACGAAGTCTTAGTAAAAACAGCCTGCTTCCTCAAATCAGTACAAACCATATTCATAGAAGCATCAAGATCTACCCTACGAACATTATGCTTGCCAGGAACCATGTATGGAGCAGTCAATTGATTTTCCCAACCGGCCAACACTCCGATAGTCATGAACTTCCATTCGAGCATATAAATTGGATCATCAGACTGACTATTAAGATATGGAGCATAGGTCAAAGGAGAACCCTTGAATAGCGTTCTTCCATCCTTACTCGCAATATCATTACCAAGATTCATGTTCTGAGCTTCTACAGCTTCCTCAAACAGACCAATAGGTGTATCACCCATATAGATACCATTTCTCATTCCACCAAGGTCTGGAACTGCATGAGATAGCGGAGAACGGAATTGAGTCATACGGTGACCACGTCTCATCTTACGAATAAGATCATCTTTGGTAACACTAGCATAACCAGCCGTCCAATTAGCCCAACGTTCCCAATCAAGAGTACTAATACCTGCACGACCATTAGGAAATCCAATAGGGTTTCCACCATTAAATCCTTCGGTAGCGTTCTTAGTAACCCAATATCCAATACCATAAGGAGTCTTCTTATCACTATCGTCTACAGGCTTACCCCAAAGAATTTCTTCAAGAAATTCATACAAAGATACCATCATGCCTGCATATTTCGTATACACAAAATCTACAATCTCTGTTCCACCTCTTTGAAAAGCAGGAAGCCTTAGATCATAAATATAATGTGCATTAATATGCCTAACATCAACAGCACCTTCGACCATTGTATCCTGATCTGCACTACCATCAGACTCATAAAGTCCTACAACTCGAGTCGAATGATTGTGATCCATTTGGATATGAAATTCCCAATCTTTACCTCCAGCGAACTGCTTAGTCCTTCCCTTCCACATCTCTCTTACAGCGATATGTTCAGTTAGGTCCGTTTGCATGTCCACGAAGGCACCACGCTTAATCAACTGTTCTTGCGTAAGCAATACAGCATCATCAATTTCACTAAATGCCAATCCGGGCATGTTCTTTCTCCTTACTACATATTAAATCTTTGCTCTATCATCGCTGCCGTATCTTGAAATAGATCTCCTTTAGGTTTTGTATTTGCTCCACCAGGCCTAGCAAGAAATTTTTCTTCACGATTTTTCATCTTATCTGATTTCTTTTGCCTAGTAACTTTTGTCTTGATGTCACCTAGCTCAATAGCAACAGCAGCCTCAAATATACGATCTCTATCAACTACTTTGCCAGAAGACTCATGACCTGCAATTAAAATGTCATATTGCTCTTTGAGTGCATCACGCTTCTCAGGAGATTTTTCTAACTCCTTCAAAACAGAATCATCAAGACCAGACACTTTAGAATCAAACCACGATCTATCACCTTTATTAGCCGAAACTAGAGCATTGATTGTTTCTGATTGCTTTCTAATTATTTGTTTTAGAGCCTTAAAATTATTTACAACAGACTCATCGTACTCATCTGGATCCAAGTCCTTAATAGATGCTAACGGATCTTCATCTGAGATATTTTCTTCAGAATATTCATCGTCTTCATCATTAGACTCTTCATGGTTCAGTAATTCCAGTCTTTCACAAACCATTTCTAAGGTTTCTGAACTAGAAAATTTTCTAGCTTCTTTTATAGAAAGACCAGCCTTCACTGCCCTAGTGAGTAAATCATCTGAGAGTTCATCTGAAATAGGAGCATCGTCTCTATCAGATTTATCGTCTTTAAATTTATCACCATCGCCATCTTCATCTTCAGAGATATCATCTTCTGAATCATCATTATCCGAAAGGTCTTCATCGGATAGTTCTTCTTTATCACTGGACTTTGTCTCAGCGTCTATATCTTGTGTCTCTTTTAAAATAGCGTCAACGCTACTTTCAAGATTAGCTTCAAGTTCCTGAAGTGCTTCAGATTTTTCATTGCCGTTCTTCAAATTACTTGTTGCTTCGACAATTTCATCATTTTGCTTTTCTTCAGTTGCTACTCCACCCATCATGTCTCCTTTTTTACAAATATGCTGATTTATCCATAAAGCCTCTTGCCTTCAAGGCTTTTCTCCTATGTCTAGCATCTCTATAAATTGGGTTTCCATCTTTAGATACTTCTGTTGGAACACCAATTTCTTTAAAATGTTTTCTCAATTTATCAGCGTCTGCAGCATTTACACCAGATGCATAACATTCTATTGGCCAGCCTGTTGTTGCAGGTACAGCATGATGTTCTGCAGAATAATCTCTTTCGTAAAATCTTTCATCAATAGTAATGATCTCAGGAGCTTCACCCATTGGAAACATTTGTTCCATTGTATTACCATATTGATCTTTATAACAATACATAGGCATTATGTCACTGGCCTTCCTACAGCTGCCGCTTCACTCTCTTGCACATTTCCACCCATAAGAAGTCTAGTCATTACATCGTCTTTCCCTTGCCTTGTAGCCCCAGGCCTATTAACACGCTCATATGTTCTTGTTGTAACAGCAGACTTCTTTACCCTCTCAGGTTCAGCATTCCCTTGTTCTGGTGGAGTTTCCTGTGGTTCTTGGAAAGTCACAATGTCGTTTAGTTCTGGAACATTGCTAAGCTTTGCAACAAGCGCCATAAGTGTTTTTAAGTCGATCATTCCACCTTGTTCTTGAAGCACAGGAAGCATTGGAAACACATATTGCTGAAGAACAAGTCCAATCTTCTGAAGTTTGATTTCAGGTGTATCCGCTTGCATGCTATGAACATCAATATCAAAATTATAATCAACCCAATCACCTTCACGAGTTTCTTCAGACCAAATACTTACAATTGGCAATTTTGACCCATCTAATAATTTTTCAATTTTTCTCTCTCTTATAGGATCCGTCCATTCATACCATGCAAGTGCCTCAAAAATTTCTCTAACAAATGCAGCAGTTCTCGTTCTCATAAAACCAATACGGGCACTAGCAGATTCAGCAAGCAATTTATCTTGACCAACCGTTTCAGTCATTGGTGAAAGGCCACCTAATGAATCAAGATTTCCGGCAAAATAACTGAAAAGATCTCTAATCTGAATGTAGAAGGCAAGAGTTGAATTATCAATTCCACCGACAGTTATCTCTTGCGGAGGTCCACCGTTATACCTAATTCCTTCTCCGTCATTTGCCCTTTTTAATCTTTCAACATCATCATCATTACCACCTTGAAACAAAGCAATAGTTTTCTTTGCATCTGCCTGCCTACCAAGTTTTCTAAAAAGAGTATTACCTAAATTATGAAGATCTCTCCATAATGAAACAGGTGGCAATGGAAGTACATTTCCAGGAACATCGCTAAATCCAAGCATTTTATACGGACCCCCCTCTGGTCCATCCCAATCAACAACTCTTAACATCTTAAGCGATTTAACACCATATGTACAAATTTTATTTTCACCAGAAATCCATACATCTCTTAACCAAACTTTTTCTTTATAAAGATCTGCACCCTCATCGACAGTAATACTTTCAGCCCTCTCCTGTCCTTGATCTCCAGTCACTGTATGTTCATCTGGCTCGATACTATTATCATTAAATAAACTTCTTGCTGCTTCAACAGACATCCAATAATCATTACCTTCAAATTGAATTCCGTCTTTGCTTTTTGCGCTCATATCTAAAAAATAATCATCAATACTCACAAGATCTGCAAATGGCTCACCAACATCATGACCTAACATTGTAGTACCAGATTGAGCTATACCAACCTTTACAACAGCAAAGCTAAAAAGAGCCTCTACTACTGCTTTTCTTAATGTATTCTCTAGACCAATTTCATCTGGAACTTGATTAATGGCAATTTCCATTGAATATGCATATGGTTTTAGGTCGGCCACCTTGGTCGTTACAACAGCTCTTGGAGCCCTTGCAGCTAGCTGCTGCATATATATTGTCACCGCAAGTTCAAGAAAATTTGTTGGAACGGCTTTATCAGCACCACCATCAGCATAATGATTTCCAACATATTGCTTTACAGCTTTAATATGTTCTTTTCTTGGAGTATCCATCTGCCGAATAGACCAATCAACTGCTGTACGTAAATCCTTAAAGTTTACTTTTAGATCAGCCATATTTCACACCCTCAAAATTTATTCAATATTGGATGAAGTGTAGCCTCCACAGGCTCAATTGGATCAAATGGACTAAATACAAAATCAATAATTCCAATTGCAGAATGTTCTAACGGTGGAAGAAGCGCCCTTCCATCTGGCATTAAGCATGCACTGCAGAATGCACCATTTACTCCAATATTTGCACCGTGAACAGGCCCTCTTATATATTCATTTTTGAATGGATCATAAATGCCAACATATGTACTTTTTCTAGGAGACAACAATATTCTTCCATCTGGCAATGTGCATCCACTAGCAAATGCAGCACTTCCTTCACCATGTAATGGACCATCATTATATTCATCAAGTTCTGGATCATATAATCCAACATTTGGACTATTGTGTGGAACAAGTACTACAATATTATCTCTTGTTAAACAAGTACCAGAAAATGCCTCATTGCCTTTTCCATGAGCAGCACCATTTGAATAAGCATTACTGGAATAATCAAATAATCCAACGCAAGAAGAATTGTATGGTGCAAATACAACTGTTCCATCGTCAACACTTACACAACCTGCAAAAGCATTAGCTCCTTGACCATGAGAAGGGCCATTAGAATAAGTGTCAAACTTTGGATTAAATAATCCAATTTGTGAATGGGCATTTGGAGCGAATACAACTCTTTTATCTGGAAGAACACAACATCCTATAAAAGATCCGGCCTCAACAATCCCTTTTGATGGACCATTTGAATAAGTGTCAGTGTCTGGATCAAAAAGACCAACATAATAATGTCCATATGGAGCAAAAGCAACTCTTCCATCATGCATTAAAGCCCCACCCGCAAAAGCAATAAAAAATCCATTTGAATAATAATAATCATCACTAAATGAATCTATAGATGGATTAAATGTACTTACATAATCATGTTCAAATGGAACAAGAACAACCCTACCATCTGGCAAATTATTACATCCAAAAAATGCCATTGAATCTTCACCGTCACCATGAGAAGGACCATCTTCATATGAGGGTACCATACCATCAAATTGCATAAATTCAGTCAATGTACCAAATGGACTTTTATAGCTTGCACCGAAATTTCTAAAAAGATATTCATATGAAGGAGATAATGTAGCTACTCCAGACTTTTGAGCTACATCCCCATCGGCTCCAAGATCTACAATAGGCTGATTGAATATCCTGTAAAACTTCATCCTAAATTATCCGTTGTATAAGTCCCACTAGCCTGATCTCCAGTATCACATCTTCCATTAATTGCAAGTCTTGCTCTATGATCTTGAATTTTTATAAGAGGGAATATTGCAGACAAAACAAGTCCTTCTTCGACAACAGGAACTCCCTGATCTAAATTTTCATTCAATTTCCCAAATTCAAGATAAACTGGATCACCAGATAAATGCTGCAGGACTACTTCTCCTCGATGATCATCTGCAGGAACAAGTTCTTTAATTGCAGGCGTTGCACTAAATCCACCTTTCATATTATTCTCCTATGAAATAGAGTATGCTCCAGAAGCAGACTCTAACTCACCACATATTCCACGAATAACCATATTCGCTCTGTTATCATCAACAAGAATTCCAGGTATTTCATACCAAAGAACAAGCCCTTCTCCGACTACAGGATCTTCCTTCCCAAACCCTAAATATATCGGTCCCCCCGACAAATGCTGAAGAAATACCCCCTTGCGATGATCATCAGCTTCAACAAGTACGCTCACTTCATCTATAACTTCAAATGCGCCTTTATTCACAATCATGCAGGCTCCTTTAGCGCGATATAATAATATGATCACATATTATAAATTATGTCAAGTAATCAATTGGCTGCTGGAACTTCAACAATAATCGGATCAACCGTTTTAGGGGAAGAAGAAAGTCCATCTACCAATTCATAACCAACAATCGTAGATCCAACAACAGTACCAACTTTAAACAATCCATCCATAAACTGAGCCAAAGCAGAAGGATCTCTTGGATATACAGAAAGTGGTTCCAACTGAGATACCAGTTTTAGAGTAATTGTCTGTCCTTCAGCCGCAGAAAGAGTAAAGTTTTGAATTCCACTTATCTCTACTGGTTGATATGTTCTATCTTGATTGTAATAGGCCAACGCTATCTGTGTTGCATCTAAACTGCTTCCAGTTAACCCTGCACACCCAGCAAGCAAAAATGGAAGTAAAATACACAAAGTAATAATTCTCATAATAATCACCATTCCTTTCCGAGCCCATCATGAGCCAATACCATTTCACGATTTTTTCTTTGTTCCATTCTCCACGCCAAAGATCCAATCGGTATCTCTGGCTCCAATGGATGTTTATTTTCTTGCCTCTCCATTACACCAATACATGCTAATGCATCTGCAACAACTTCATCTCCATGTGCAGTCCTAGCGCCTGCAGGATCCTGAGCATTTGCAGATGCAGAATGTTCAATCGAACCACCATCAGCCTTTCGAATAAATTCAAGACATTCTCTCATCCCGTCTTCAGATCTATTAATAAATTTTTGATTTGAAAGAGCAGCACGATAATCTTCAAACAAAGCATTCTTGGCCTGCGGATTAAGAAAATATCCTGGATCGTTCATCATAGGTCTACCTATCTTATTTTCTGCTCTTCGTCTATACAAATTCCCATAGCCCTTTGAAATTATAGTTTTTGTAAAAACTTCTCCAGTAGGTCCAGACCTATCCCAAATCATAAATGCATTATTCAACCATTTTCCAAGAGCAATTGTTAATTCAGCAAACTGAGTAGGGAGAGTGTGAGAATCGCGCCAAACCCCCACTTTCTCTCCCGTACTCACCTCCACCACAGAGGACACAGAATTGCTTGCGCCTGTTCCAGCAGAAACATCTGAACCAAGAACAAATTTTCTATCTCTACTTGGCCTACCGTCTTCAAGAGTAAGCCATAAAAGCATCTTTCCTTTTGGATTTTCATTAAATCTTTTTGGTTCAAGCGTCATTGGATCATATTCTAAATCTCCAACAAGAAGAGGAGATCTACAATTCTTTTTAATCAACATTTCAATAAATGATGGATCAAAAAATTGATAATCACTACCCTTAAAATCAATATCTAATTCTTGAGCAATCTCTTGTTTAGAAGCACATCTTTTACATTGAAAATCATACCATGGGGATCTTAATTTTCCATCTTTAACAAATGGATATTGATCTGGATAAAGAACACTTTTTAACTTTAATGTCTCTTCATCAATTAAATTAACAACTCCATTAAAATTATCAAATTTTGTTATTTCACCAGTCTTTACATCTGACTCATAAAGGCCTTTATTTTTTAATGGATGTTTAGACCAATGCAAATACATTACATGTGCCGAAGTTTTCTTGACGACATCATGAAATGCATTCTGTCCTCTTGGAGTACTATTAAATATTCTACAGTTCGTTACATCTCGAGTCCCAGTAAGAACAGCATAACCTGCATCACGATCAAAGGCAGCAAATTCATCAAGCATCATTGCTGTTCTTCTGCCACCAACACCCACATTCCCAGTAGTACTCTGTCCATCAATAACACTTCCATTGTCAGCATTTTTAAGATGAAGCGTCTTCCTATTTGGATCATCATCACCAAGCCATCGGCCAGTCGGGAGAAGCCACTTAGGTTGGTATTTATGGGTTAGATCAATTTTCCAAAATAACGCATCTGGATCTCCACGTTTATCTACAAGATCCTCAATTCTTGAAACCATTAAGAAACTCAAGAAGTCTCTAAAATGCCAACACCACTCTATTGCAGTCAAGCACATCCATGAAGCCCCCATATCTCTTGATTTCGGAGTGGCAACATCCTGACCTCTATTAATACATTCAAGTATTTCAAGAATAGCATCATCTTGAAACTCATAGGTTACGAATGGCGTAATTGGATAACCAGAAAGAGAATCTTTTGGAGAATATGTCGTACAGAATGTATTGACATAGAAGAGAGGATCTTCGCTACAAAGTGTTTTTATTTGAGCAGCAGCAGAAGGATCAGACGCAGCAAGCTTGAGCATATCTTTTCTATATGAAACATTTTTATAATAGCCTTTTGGGACATATTGCTCATAATGCCTTTTAGTTATATTTCCTAATATCTGTCCCGACATTTATTTAATCCAATACGAAAGTCCATAGGCTCCAAGACTACAATCTTTTGGTATAGGATTACACCAACAGAACAATTCTTCTTTTATTGCATCAAATAAAATTTCCTCTACTTCAGCATCACTTAAATCATCTACAGGCTTTCCATAAAACAATATTTCAAGTTCTTTGCTTGGAAATCTTTCCAATTGATCTCTTGTAAAGTCTTTAATCATTTTGCTTAAGCTCCTCAATTCTCCATTCAAGAATATTGAGATACATATACATAATCCCATGCTGCTGAAGAAGCAATGTATATTGAGACTCACTAATATTGTTTCTAGAATTCTCAAGTCTAAGAAAAGCAGTAAGCTTATTTAATCCTTTTTCAAATTCATCATGCTCTTGCTGTATCTTCTGTCGATTTAAAATGTCTGCATCCAACTTTTCAAGATCTTCCGAAAATTTACTCATCTTTACCCTCCATCCATTTCTCAATACAAGAAATACACCAAAGCAACAAATAAATTACAAGAAGCAAAACTATAAAAAATGATAACTCATTCAAACGTATCAATTCTTTCCTGAAGCTTTGCAGAATGGATCCTCATTTGTACTAGAGACGCTAACACTTCAGTCTTATTATCAATAAGCTCTTGGATCATATTTGTCTGCTGATCTACAATATTTTTCCTGTGAATGATTTCATCTTGCCAGGGCTCATATGGACCTGCACCAAACGTAGCGATACGAGTTGCTAATTGTGCTGAATGTGCAACAAGTGCATTCTTCGAAGCCAGAACAATATCCTTATTCTCAATGATCTCATTCAACTTTTCGATCTCATTGTCAACTCTAGCCTTTTCCTTAACAATATCACTCTGCCAAGGGGTCAATGCCATCTTTCTTCTCCTCTCCAATCAATTCCTCTAGAAGCTCCTGAAGAAGCTCCTCCAATAATTTTCTTAAAAGATTTTTCAAAATTGTTCTCATTTTTACTTCCTTTTTCCTTTTCTTCCTATCTTTTTCTTTTTCTTATATTTACCCCTCTTCTCTTCTTCTTCCCATCTTCTCGCCATCGCAGGCTCATTGGCCCACATCCATCTACGCTGCTTCTCACTCTTGAACGGAACCATTGTCTTGTCCTTTTTGTGCATCCAACTTTATCACAGCCAGAAGAGTTTTTGGACCATTTCCTAGCTCATCGTTCACAATCATACAAAGACCATCTCTATATTTAATAAGTTCTGCAATCCTTTTTTGATAAAGAGCAGAAGAAACACCCATAGCCATAATTGAATTTATAGGACATATAGCTTCTTTATACCGTTCTATTCTTTTATCAATTTCAAGGATTTCAGCCCTTAACTCTACAACTAACGGAGATTGCCATGTAAGATATCCATTCATTATCTTTTTCTTCCTTTACCTGCCCCGCGCCCACCCCCCTTACCATAACCAGGTCCACCATTTTTGCATGGACCCTTATTCCTATTTGCCCTCTTTCCTTTCCCTGTTCCATCTTGCTTATGCATTCCTTTAGGCATCTTTTTCCTCCTTTTCAATTGCGGGAGTGGGATTCGAACCCACGTCTGAAGCGTATGAAGCTTCCAAGGTGCCATCTCCTCCATCCCGCTCTTCCCCTATTGCCTGTATCTTCATCAAAATTTCAAGAGTAGGCGTTCCATCCAATTCCTTTTCATCGTCCTTTTCCTCAGGCCTTGTTGGCACAAGTTTCAAAATTCTTTTCTCCATAAATGTCTTCATCAAATAATTCTGACTCAACCTACAAAGAAAAACTTCAAACCAAGCCGCAGGACTCGGACAATCGTCCATAGAAACACCAGGCATAATGTGATTACTAACCCATTTAATATTTTCAGTCTCTGTAGCTCTTAAATCGGCCACTCTCTCTGGCAAAGGAGGTATCATAGACAATAAACCGCCAGAAGCAGCAAAGTTAACAGGATCCACATCTTCTTCAGCTTGAGTATCATCCTCAGCTATGCAGGTTTGCAGGGTGGGAGGGTAGTCTCCTGCACCTTCCTCAGGAAGAAACTCTTGTAACGATAACCTCGCTGCCTCTGACGGAGGAACTCCTTGGTCCTTTAGACCTTCTCGCATCTCTAGAAAATCTTCCCACCTACCAAGATTCTTTAACCGTTGCTTGGTCTCAATGTCAATCTTCATTTCATAAATATAGTATCTTTTTGACTAATAATAGTCAAGATGCTGTAACAATCTTTTTCGTTAATCCAAATTTAGTTCAGTAATCCATACTGACAAATATGGTCCCTATGGTCCCAGGGTCCCAGGGTTTCCAGAAGAGAAGTGTTGAACTGGTAAAGGAAAGGGACCTTAAAGAACCATATGTGACCTTATTAAACCTTAAGGACCATATAACCATAAAGGACCATAGTGTCATAAAGATATACATAGATCATCTATGTATAACTGAAAATTGAATGTGTTCAGACAGGAGGTAACTATCCGCTACCCGCTCATCCGACCCGGGGGGCGTGGTAAAGATCTGGGGCATTGTGATCCATTAATCCTACAATCGAGAAGGCAAGCGTTACTGGCTTAATCAATACATAAGATTTAAGCGCCTATAGTGCCATGGATCCTGAATCTGGAACGAAATACTATGTCCCAAGCGACCCCTTGGAGCATGTGTTATGAGGAGAATTGACATTTAGGATCCTACGTGCGCGTGTGTGTGTGATAAAGTGATCTTACTTTACCCATTCCAATCTTATCACCTTCTTATATCTATAATATAATATTGTCATATATTGTCTATATTGTCATATTCTGTCCTGTCATGTATTGGCAGTACTTACACTCACTTTTACTCATTCTTTGCTGGTACTGACATACTGACAGTATGACAATACTGACAGTATCTGTCATACTTTGTCTACATTGTCATTATTTGGCAGTAAGATCTAGAAGACTATGTTAACTTTAGTACTGACAAACCATGACAATTGAATTTTTTTTTATTTTGTCTAGAAGCCTCTGATTCGGCAAATAGAGGCAGAGTTATGGCATATTACAAAGCTTGATATGATTAATTTAAAATTTTGCCCTCTTGACAGTTGGGAGATCTCGGCTTATATTAGGTGCATGGATACCATAGATCATATTCAACCCCTTCCGAAAGGAGGCAACAGGGGATCCCAAAGAGGATCATGCGTAACCAGTTGGTAGAGTCGCTCCCAAG